GACTTGAGCCGTCTATCTGCATTGATCATTATCTACGCCTTACTGTTTTAGTTTGTTTTGCCCTTTCCTGCAAAATTGCTTTTATGGCCATATAAACTGCAGGATCAACCTCTAATAAATCCTTGGGAGATATTCCTGTAGCCACCGACACAGATGCCAATTCCCATATCTGTCCATGTCGGTCTAACCATTTTTTGAGTCATAGAGTAAATCCACATCAACATACTGGTTAATGTAATCATCCCCATAAAGCAATTCTGTTTTGCCTAGATCTTTTTCAAGTCGCCAAGCAAACCACCACAAATCTGACTCCATTTGTAGCTCACCTAACCGCTTACGCCATCCTGTTTTAAACTCCGCTTCAAAAGCGACTTTTGCAGATGGCGTAAGATCGTAAGTAACTTTCTTGCCGTCTTTCTTTGTTATTTCAATTTTGTGCATGTCCCACCTTTTCTTATTATTAGCTAGTTGCCTTAGTTATAGCTGTTACAGGAATTGTTATACTAGCAGTCATAGCTGAGTCTGTAGCACCTGAGATCGGTGTCCACTGAGTCACAAGACATGACATACTGTAACTTGGATTTGTAGCTGTAACTGTACCTGTTACTGGTACTAATCTAATTGCTAACTTTGATCCAATTGCATCTTCAAACAAACTATTAACTGATGCAGCTGCAAAATCATTGAAAATTTCCATAGATACACTTGAAACCTCAACTCCACCCACCATATTTTGAACTGTATCGTTCATGGCGGTGATAGTAACTGCCTCAACTTCTCTATTTAAACTTACAGTAGAAACATGATCGCTGATAGTTGTAGTTCCTACAACCACCGCTACCTTGTTGCCCATGAATATTGCCATGAGTTTTTTCCTTTCTAACCTATTAGTTCCACTGAATATTGATAACTCAGGTAGTCAATATTAGCGGATGTTATTGTGCCTGGTGATGCAGACACAACTCTTAAAGTTTGCACTGCACCGCTTAGTGTTTTATCAGCCTCAACTGCGGCTTTAATTGAGGTTGAACCAGATGAGGCAAGTAGCCCATCTAATCTTTCTTGTCCACTTCTCTCACTCATCCTACCTACCATTACAATTATGTTGCAGGTGGCAAAGTCAAAACCTCTACTTAAAGTGTAATCATAATTAAGTGACAATTGACCTACTACTGCAAAAGCATTGTTGGTAGGTATATTGGCAGAGTCAGGTACATAATCCATAACACGCAAACCTGTAATACTTTGTAAAGCGGTCTTGAGATTATCTCTGACTGTACTTGGGTTCATGCAATTGCAATCTTTTGATAGGCTCTAACCATATTAGTCACATCTCTGCCAACTGGTGACATGCGTATTACTCCTAGATCTCCAAGACCTAAAACCCCACCTGGGGCATCTTTACGCTTGTATAGATCAGCTGTAAGGATAAGACAAGCTACAGTTATATCATCTGGCACTGATGGCCAACCCCATTTAGCTGTAACCTCAACACCAGGGCGCAAACCATTTTGTGTAATGCCTGGGAATATTGGCCAGCTCTCAGTATTAGAAACCATTGTCAATTGTGTAAAGGGTCTGCCTAAAGCTGAGGCAGTAAGTGGATCTAAAATATAATCAGTATTTAAAGTCAATGTTTTACTGTAAGTGCCATTGCCACCCTCATCAATTTTTACAATTAAACCTGATGTAGAGCTGATATCATCTGTGTAAATAAAGACATCTGAGTATGCTCTGTATTTTCTAGCTGAGGCATTAGCATCTGCATAAAATCTGCGATTGGCAATGCGATCTATAGATCTTGATGATGACTCTACTAAATCCTCTAATAGGTCATTATCTGTACTGTCTGAAATAGACAAGTAATTTTTAATTTGTGTAAGTGTTGCATAACCATTTGTTATAGCCATGATTGGTATCCAAAATCTGTTTTGCTCTGGGACATTAAGCTCTCCATATCTTAAATACCAATCATAGTTAGGATCTAAGCCCTCTGGAAGGGTAGAGGGCTTAGAAGCTTATTTACTCTAGAAGCTAGGTGAGGCCAAGCCAGTGCCATTTATTTGTGCAATAGCTTTTCCATAGCGATCTGCGGTGAAGGCTGACATACCAAACAAAACAATATTGATTGCAACCTTTCCGTTAGGCTCTTCAAATGTCACATAAGTAGGGGCTGCTGCCTCTTCCCATAGATGACACTCATTTAGATCTACAACAAAGATTGTATCTTGATTTGTTGATGTACCCTTATCCGTTGCAATATTAGCATCAGTAATAATTGGCAAACCTAACATTGAATAACCTGAGTTACCATAAGTAGGTGTGCCGTTACCTGTGCCGATTGCATTAACTGGATTGTAAGCAGTAGGTACAACCAATGGGCGATTTTGACTGTCAAGTGCTGCTAACAAGAAACCAAGTCTCCTTGGGTGCATCAAAATTGCATTTGGATTTGTATAGATGTTACTTTGAATTGACTGTATCGCATCTGCGACCTTCGGATACAAACCCGCAACTGTTCCAGTTGTAGCTGTGTAGGTTATAAGTATTCCAGTTGTCATATTCACAAGTCCTAATGGCTGACCATTAGATCCTGATCCATTTAGTAATGAGTTATCTAGTTTTGTGTGATAATCACGAATTAAATCACCTAAAACAATTCCCTCAATGTTGTATCCGCGTAGTAATGCTTGCTTAGATACTGATTGTTGTCCTGCAATTGTATTTACATTTACAGTAAGGGTTGTATCTGCCATATCCTGTGATACTGCAGCTGTATTTTGAGATGTTTGATACGCTGTTGTAGTACCAGTATTTATTTTTGATATTACGACCGACATGCCTTGAGCAGGCAGATTGTGTTTGCGTGCTGCATCTGCAAAGGGTCTTCCCTGGCGTGCTAACGGGGCGTAAAGATCGACTAAATACTGGGGAACAACTAGGCCTGCAAATGATGATGTGCTAACTGCACGCTTCTCAATTGCCATTTCTCTTTGATGGCGTTGAATACGCTCTTGCGCATCACCATCAGTTTTAAATTGTGCCTTAAGCGCATCAGTTAAGAAATCATTATCTGATCTCTCTGAATAGGTTAGTTCCTCTTTTGTAACACTAAAGCCACCAGCGCGAACTTCCTTTTTGTTATCTACATTTACATCTACCTTTGCAGCTAACTCAGCTGCCTTTTGGTTTCTGATTTCAATGTCAGACATCTGCTCAATTCTTTCATCCAACTTTTTAATTTCAAGGTTTAGTGCCTCTACATTGGCAAGTTCTACCTCTGATAGATCGCGTGCTTCCTCAGCTGCACGATCTAAAGTGGATTGAATAAGAGCAGTCTTTGACTCACGCTTCTCACGCAGAGAAGCTAAAAAAGCATTAGACATGTTTCTCCTATAAATTAGTTTGATTGGTGAGAAGGTGTGACACGCTGCAAAGCAGGGTCAGGTGTTCTACGACTTACTTTAATTATATCTGTTTTTTTAAATTTTGTAACATAGACAAGGCTGTGTTGTATCTAGGTTTGTCATCATCCTCATCATAATCTCTTTCTTGGTCTGCAATTTTGTTTGCCCAAGATCTACCAGCATCACCACCCCACAAAGCCCAAGCAATCCTGCCATTGGAAGGATAGCCATCCTCACCTGGACTAAAACCCTCTGCCTCTTTGTCAACTTCATGGCGTGCAAAAAAAGAAACCATGCGGTTGACTGTTTCTAAGGGTAAGTTTTTTCCATTAACAATATCTCTAGCTCTAGCAATACCTATCTCAGTGCCACCTCTGCCAAACTCTTTGCGCCAATCTAAACCTCTTTGTGCCTCAGCTTTCATTGCAGCTGTAGGGCTGTAACTTTCTTGTCTTTCTTGGTTCATAGCTGCCCACCTGTTGCAATAATAATCACTTTGCACATTGGCATCCCACAGATCACAATAGCCTGCCTCATAAAAATAACAGTTGCCACAATTGCGACCTTGAGGCACATCATCACTAGATGCTGGTCTGTAGTTATCAGGCAATTCCCTAGTGCCATACTCTGCAATGTTAAGAGCTGTTAATTGATCCTCAGCTTGTGTTTGTGTTTTATGACAGCCTAAAACTTCATTGCTACTGTCTTTAACTACTGCGAACCCTTCGCAATCAGGATGATTATTTTTTATGCTGTAAGGCATTTAAAATTTTTCTAGCTTCATCTAGTCTTGGGGTTAATAATGGTTGACCTTCTCTAACACCTGTAACTGCAGCCATATCACCATAAGCGCCAAAAGTGACAAGTGATACCTCAGCTAGATGTGCCTTTAATCTTTCCATTACTCCATCTGGCCTTTTACGATTTTTAATAGGCATAAATCCGATAGAGAGCTGATCTAATGCGCCATCTTTTACAAGCTCAAGAGCCTCATCACCTTCTCTTGTCTTTGAGATCCTAAACTCTGCATACAGACCATCCTCTGTCTCTTTTAACAAAGTGGCTCTACCTAAAACATTATTCTCACCATGACCACGCAATAGTTTTACTCTGTGAGGTGCGCGTATAACATCCGCAAAAACACCTTTTCTAAATATCTCAGTTAGTGTGCTACTTATGCGCTGCTCTTTGTTATAAGGCACAGCCATGCCATAAATAGTACGACCATCTCCACCTGCAAGTCTTAACTCAAACTCAACTTGGTATTGTCTGTTTTCTATTTCATTATCTTTATTCATACTCAGTTACCTCTGCCTGATCTATGGTAGTTTCAATTTCCTCATCTTGTTCACTTTCCTCATAATCCATAGGATCTAAATTTTCTAAATCTCTTACTTCATCTACAGTTAAAAATCCGCTTGCTAATGCTGTTTGATAAGCTGCATAACGACTTGATGTATCAGTCTTTAATAATGACTCATATTTAAATTTTGCAGTTTGTCCTCTGACTAACAAATCAGAAAATGCTGCCTCTATTCTTTCTGCAATCGGCTGGATTGACCATTTAACAAGCTGTAAATTTTCCTGCTCAACATTGGAATAAGTGCGGCTGGCATTAGGTGATCCTAAGTAGTAACCAGGCAAACCAATAATGTTTGCGGCCTCAGTAAGACCAGCTGTTTGTGCCTCTACTAATTGTGACTCCGCTGCGTTGCTACTTAAAACTTCAAAGTCTGTAGATGCGTTCATTACTACAGGTGATCTATTGCGTGATGAGTACATAGCCATCCATGCAGTTTTAAGTGCATCAGCTTCCTCACTTGTAAGATCAGGATTTGCAGATTTAATAACTGCAGTAGGATTTACTCCGCCGTCAAAGTATCTACTTGCATATTCATTGATTGCAATTTCTTTACCTAATGATTGTTTTGCTATTGCTAATATTCCGCGACCTACTAAATCACCTGGCATAGTAAAATTCTTTATATGAAAGATCTCAGATTTTTCATAAACTCTTTCATCAATGCGATAAATAATTCTGCCATTGTCTCTACTTACTTGCACGCGATCAGGTGCAACAGGATAAATATGATCTGGCAAACCATTAGCACCAGGTTCACCTAATACTGCAATGTAATTACCATGCATAACAAGACCAGCTGCCATTGCAGCTATTGTCTCCATGCGTGTCTCAGTTGGTACTGGTCTTTGTAAAATTATTGGTTTAGGTTTTACTTCTCTATCATTACGATATGCACAAAGATCCAATGCGCCTATTGCATCTGCAATTAAAGATATACCGCGATAAATAGCAGGTATGCCAAGAGCTGTATTTTGGTCAACATAAGCCCCTGCCCAATTGCCCTCAAAAAATCTACCAACGCGACCTAGTGAGTCAACATAACCTTGAGAGGTATAAACCAAGCCTGGTTGTATTTGTCTTTTTAAGAGCCTGCCTAGCATTATTTACCTCTTATTTCTAAAGCAATACCAAAAATAATTAAAAATGCACCGCCTAATATTACCCCTAAAAGTGAATTGAAGGATGCGACACCTGCAACTAATACGCTTGCACCTACGACTTGTAAAATTGATGATAAGTATTTCATTAGTACATCTTACTCCTAGCCACTGGTTT